ATAGGTAACCAAGGAACTGCTAATACTACACAAGGAACACAAGGTACTAAAGGTACTCAAGGACCGAAAGGTAAAATCGGACCTGCCGGTGTTCAAGGTATCATAGGTAACCAAGGAACTGCTAGTACTACACAAGGAAATCAAGGTAGCACTGGTACTCAAGGTCCGAAAGGTAGTCAAGGTACTGATGGTAATAAAGGTATTCAAGGTAATGTAGGTGGAGCTAGTTCAAACATCGGTACTCAAGGTGCAGTAGGACCTACAGTAACAGGTACTACTAACGGTGTAATTACTTGGGATGATACTGAAAAATACGGTGATATAGAATCGAACTTCACGTATGACGGTACAAGAGTTTATATCAACGGAGCATTAAGAGTAGGATCTGCTGCTGCAAATCCATCTACAAACGGACTTATACATGCATCAAACGATGTAATCGCATACTCATCATCAGATATTAGATGGAAAGAGAATATTAAAACAATCTCAGACGCATTAGGTAAAGTGATGCAGATCAACGGTGTTGAGTTTGACTGGAAAGAATTGACCGAAGAAGAAAAGTGGGAACAGCATAGCAATGAAGGCCACGACATAGGTGTTATCGCACAAGAGATTGAAGCTATAATCCCAGAATTAGTAGTTACTAGAGAGAATGGGTATAAAGCTGTTAAGTACGATAAGCTTGTAGCTATCTTAATTCAAGCAATAAAAGAGCTAAACGAAAAAGTAGAAAAGTTATCTTAAAAGTTGCCTAGCAACAGAATATTACCTATATTAGGTAAATAAGTTATATGGAAAGAAATTTAGCTAAACGAGCATTACAAGCAGGTGGTGTTATAAAGCCTATGATTATCCCGTCTTCAGAGACGAGAGGATCAGGTCTTTGCAACCCATCTGTTTTTATAGATGATAATGGAGATATCTTAGTCATTATCAGAAACGTCAACTACGACTTTTTTCATCTAGAACACGACAAGAGATTTGCTAACTGGGGTACCAGCTGGTTAATTTATCTTCATAGAGAAGATGATGTACGTTTACATACTTTTAATTTTCTAGCTAAGTTAAATAAAGATTTAGATATAGAATGGTATCATAAGATTGATACTTCTGAATTAGATGTAGAACCTATCTGGGAGTTTGTCGGATTAGAAGATGCTAGACTTTTTAGATGGGACGGTACATTATACGGAAGCGGTGTTCGTAGAGATACTACAGATTACGGTCAAGGTAGAATGGAGTTATCTGAACTACAGGTAACATCCGAAGGAGTAAGAGAAGTAAAACGTAATAGAATAGAAGTACCATTCGACCCAGACTCTTACTGTGAAAAGAATTGGATGCCGATCTTAGATAAACCCTTTCATTATATAAAATGGGCCAATCCAACTCAAGTAGTAAAAATAGCTGATGATAAAAACTCTTGCGAGGTAGTACATCAATCAGAAAAAACAGTACCAGATACATACGGCTTTAGAGGAGGCTCTCAAGTTATTAGAATACCAGAAGGATACTTAGCGATCGTCCATGAAACGAATTTCGGGTACAACGAACACGGTACTAAGGACTCATCTTACCCTCATAGATTCGTTATGTGGGATGAGAACTTCGAAATAATTAAGACCTCAGAGAATTTTCATTTTATGGATTCTGAGATTGAATTCTGCTGCGGATTAGCAGATTATGGAGACAACTTTTTAATTACTTACGGTAATCAAGACAATACAGCTTATGTAATGTCTATCTCAAAACAGACGGTTTATGAATTTATCGGTTAAGAGAGATATTGAAAGGTTAGTAAACCTACATATAAATGATCCTAGAGATATTGAAACTAACTTTAATCTTGGATGGTCATTTGAGAGTATTGGACAGCATGCCTCAGCTCTCACTCACTACTCTAAGATTTCAGAATTAGCAGAAGACAAGCTAACACAGTATGAAGCGTTAATTCGTATAGCTGAAAACTTTCGTAAACATACTGGACGTCCTACAAGCGAAAGAGCTATGTTGTTGCACGCTTGTTCTCTCTTACCAGAAAGACCTGAAGCGTACATACTCTTAGCTAAGCACTACTTATCCAACGGTATGTATCACGAAGCAGATAGCTACCTTTCTATCTATAAAGCTAAGTCTATGTTTAATGGACCATCTTTAAGATTACCGATAGTAATATTAGATTGGGATTACGACCTCATACAGATGCAGACAGAATGGATGTTAGGTAGAGGACCTAGCGCTAGGACGCACGCCGAAAAATTAATGAACGAGTACGAATTACCTAAAGACATAGCATTATCTGCTAGACAGTACGTAGGAAAAGTAAAAGGAGACATGTACCCAGTACGTAAGTATATTAAAGGAGAGCATAAATTTAGATTGCCGTTTAGAGGAATAGAAAAGGTTGATACCAATTACGCTCAAGCACTACAGGATATGTTTGTTCTCGCTGTACTCGACGGCAAAGAAAATGGAACATATTTAGAGATAGGAAGTAATCAACCTATCTACAATAATAATACGTACCTATTAGAACAATTTAACTGGAGAGGAGTATCTGTTGAATTAGAAGTAAGTTATAACAACGAGTTTAATCTAATACGAAAGAACCCAGCAATGACTGAAGATGCTACCGAATGTCATTATGCCTACTTATTAGAGACTTACGGCATAGGAAAAGTAGTAGACTATCTTCAAGTAGATTGCGAACCAGCAGAAACTACTTATAAAGCACTTCAAAAAATACCTTTTGATAAGTATACTTTTAGAGTTATAACTTATGAACACGATTACTATCAAGACCTAGAAGGAAAATATCGTGAGTTATCTAGAGATTACTTAACTAATTTAGGGTATGAATTAATAATTGGGAACGTAGGTACGGATTTAAACAACAGTTTTGAAGACTGGTACGTTCACCCAAACTATGTAGATACAAAAAGAGTAGACTTAATAAAAGACGTAAACAGTAATATTGTACCAATTCACAAACATCTATTAATATAATGGCAAATAAGAAACTAACACAAGAAGAAATAAGACAGCTAGAGAATATCCAGCATCAGAGAACTAATATGCTCGCTCAACTCGGGAACATGGAGGTGACTATGATGAAACTTCAAAAAGAGAAAGAAAAAGGATTAAAAGCTATTAAAGAGCTTGAGCAATCAGAACAATTTTACTATAAGGTACTTCAAGAGAAATACGGACAAGGAAGATTAGATTTACAAGCTAACGAGTTTATCTCAGATTAAAGAGGGTTTCGGCCCTCTTTTTCTATTTATAATAAACTGATCCCAAATGGCTTTAGAAAACAAGAAATCAATCCTACAACCTCAATCTATAGAAGCACAGCAGTATAGGTTGAAAGAGTCAAGACTAGTAAACACAGTAGCTACTCCTATTACATTCACAAACCAAGTAAGATCAGCTGCACCAGCTAGACCATCACTCTTCGCCCCTAATCCAGCAGATACCGTAGGTTCAGGCGATGTAGTAACATCTGACACTTCAACCGGAACAGATAACTCATCAAACGGTGGATCATCCTCATCGGTAGTTTATAAAAGAGATGCGATCTCTTTAGATGGATCTGCGTACCTTACCGCTTCTTTAGATCTTACAGATCCAGATTTAAGTATTGCTAACGTTACAGGAAGCCGTTGGGGATTTGTATTTATGGTAGATACAGAGAATCGTAAAGCAGGTCACCGTCAGACACTTTTACATACGTACTCTGGATCTGCTCAAAGTTCTTCTTTAGAGATGGGAATTGGAGAAGATGGAGGATTGTTCTTAGAATACAAAAATAACGGAGGAGTACTAACATACGCCGGTCATCCAAACACTCAGGTTCGAACAAGACATCTTGCTAGGCTAGATCAATTTGAAGGTAAGCAAGGAAATGGGTATACGTATATACAATTCGACAGACAGAGCTCTGGGACCAATACTCCAAATGTCCGAGCTAGTCACACCGGATTATTCGGTAGAGGAGGAGCTACTATTTTCGAATCATCTTCAGTAAACCTAACATCAATCCTCGGAGCAGACTTAGATATTAGTAATAATGATAACCTTTATATTGGCGGTACTTCTGCAAGACCGAATTCAAATTTCTCCGGATCTATAGCATATGCCGCTATTTACAAAAGAGCTCCATTTGCAGGATTTATTCAACAACTAAGAGATAGTGGTACGGATCCTACTTATACAACTGTAAATAATACCTTCGTTAGAGAATATAGATTTAATGGAAGCATAGTAGAACGTACAGGAAGTTTAGCAACAACTCAAGTACCTTTAGGCACATCAGGAAGTATAACTTACGTAGATGCACATAAATAAAAATTTTTGCACTTTAGCTACATATTTATATAAAGAACAAACTAACCCTTCATAACGATGGCAGAAAGAATTTTATCACCAGGTGTATTCTCAAGAGAGAATGACCTATCTTTCGTTACCCCAGCACCGGGAGAGATCTCAACAGCATTAATAGGACCTACTGTAAGAGGACAGTTAGGTGTACCGACTATTGTAAGATCTTACGGAGAGTATTTAAATACATTCGGCAGCACTTTTAAATCAGGTAGTGACTACTATAGCCACTTCACTTCTTTAGCTGCAGAAAAATACTTCGAGCAAGGCGGGACTTCCCTTTTGGTAACAAGAGTATCAGACCAAAACTTTACAAGCGCTACTGCAACCGTATATTCAGGTTCAACTGAATGGTTCGAATTATCAACAATCGCTCAAGGCGAGATTATGAACAACAGCGGTTCAGCAACTGAAAACTTATCAGAAAACGCTTTACTTAGCGGTTCAGCGGATAACGTAAGATGGGAAATCACTAACAAGAACGCTTCTCAAGGAACTTTCTCATTAGTAGTAAGAAGAGGTGACGATAATCATAAGAGCAAAATCATCTTAGAATCTTATCAAAACTTATCTTTAGATCCAAAATCAACAAATTACATTGCAAAAGTAATTGGCGATCAGTCTAGAACAGTCGATCCTTCAGATGGAGCGGTAACGGTTGAAGGTGATTATCCAAACGCTTCTAAGTACGTATATGTATCTAACGTAAACTTCAAAACACCAGATTACTTAACTGCCGACGGAACAGCAGATCCAGCATTCTCAGGATCATTTGATAATTTTGTTATCGGCAGTGGTTCAGAACACGGTACTTTCGGAAATGCAACAGGTCAATTATTTGATGCTAGTAGAGTTGCTAATTTCTATCAAAATATCAACGGCACAGATACACAAGGGTTAGATGCTGATTCAACAAATGGTAGAAACTACGATAAAGCAGCATTAACATTAGCCAATAGAGACGAATACAGATTCAACGTACTATTGACACCAGGTATTACTAAAGACGAACACTCTTCAGTAGTTAACAGTTTTGTTAATATGGTTGAAGATAGAGGTGATGCAATCTACGTAGCTGATTTAGTACGGCACGGAGTTAGTGTGTCAACTGTAACTACTCAAGCTAATTCAATGAATAGCTCATTTGCAACTAGTTACTGGCCATGGGTTAAGATTGTTGATAATCAATTAGGAAGAAACGTATGGTCTCCGGCTTCTACAGTTATCGGCGGTGTTTACGCCTTTACTGATAGAGTAGGTGCTGAATGGTTTGCTCCAGCAGGTCTATTAAGAGGAGGTATCCCAACAGTAGTTGGGGCAGAAAGAAAACTTTCTCAATCAGACAGAGACACTCTCTACAGCGGGAAAGTAAACCCACTAGCTACCTTCCCAGGTTCAGGCGTAGTTGCTTACGGTCAGAAAACATTACAAACTAAAGCATCAGCTTTAGATAGAGTAAACGTTAGAAGATTGTTAATCAACTTGAAGAACTTTATCGGTGATGAAGCTAACAACTTAGTATTCGAACAAAATACAATCGCTACAAGAAATAGATTCTTAGCTTCTGTTAACCCATACTTAGAGTCTGTAGTACAGAGACAAGGTCTTTACGCATACAGAGTAGTAATGGATGATACAAACAACACTGCAGATGTAATCGACAGAAATCAATTAGTAGGTCAGATCTTTATCCAACCAACTAAGACTGCTGAATTCATCGTATTAGACTTCGTTGTACAGCCAACTGGCGCAAGCTTTGGAGCGTAACTATTTATAATAAAGTAAATAACTAGAAGATGCCTACATTAGATCCAAACGAAATCATGTTTACTGCCTTCGAACCGAAGGTAGCAAATAGGTTTATCATGTACATCGATGGTATCCCATCATACATGGTTAAGAGTGCTACATCACCGTCTTTCACAGATAATATTGTAAAACTCGATCACATTAACACATACAGAAAAATCCGAGGTAAGAGAGAGTGGCAGAACATGACCCTTACTTTATACGATCCAATAACACCTTCAGGTGCTCAAGCAGTAATGGAGTGGGCTCGTTTATCTTACGAATCAGTAACTGGTAGAGCTGGTTATTCTGATTTCTACAAGAAAGACGTAACTCTCAACTTGCTAGGTCCTGTAGGCGATATCGTTGGTGAGTGGATTATCAAAGGTGCATTCATTCAGAATTCAAACTTCGGACAATATAACTGGTCTACAGATACTGCTGTTGAAGTATCATTAACACTCGCAATGGATTATTGCGTACTAAACTTCTAATTAAGTTATGGATAATTTTGATCTAAGAAAATTCTTAGCAGAAAGCAAACAACCTATCCAAGAGATGGACGCTCCTATGGAAGTAGAAGCACCAATGGAAGGTGAGACAATGGAAGAGATGGTTGCAGAATATGTAACTGAAGCTCTTAAAGGACAGGATATTAAAGAAGTAACTAGCATCATCGAAAGAACTTGTACTAAAGCAATGTACGAAATGAAGATGGAAGTTATTGCTGAAGTAATAGGTGCTTACGAAGGTAGACTATCAGAAATTAAAGGCAGTCAATACTTCAAAGAAATGGCTGACGAAGCTAAAGTTGCTAACCAGGAAGGTATGATCAGCGGTCTTCATGAATTGGCAATCGCCGTTAAAGAAGAGTACAAAAAAGCTTACATGCCAGAAGAGGTAAAAGAAGAAGAGCCTAAGAAAGAAGAAAAAAAAGACAAGAAAGAAGAGAAAGAAGAAAAGTAAACCTCGCCCTGTCAAGCAAATAAAACCCGGATCTTAGTTGGTTCGGGTTTTCTTTTTTCATATATTTATATATAAATTGAGTTACACCTAATTAAGTATATGGAATCAAAATTCAAACTACCTACTGAAACAGTAGAATTACCATCCAAAGGATTAATCTACCCAGAGGATCACCCACTAGCCAACGGTACTGTGGAGATGAAATACATGACCGCAAGAGAAGAAGATATACTTACCAATCAGAACTATATTAAGAAAGGTACGGTTATTGATAAGCTATTACAATCTCTGATCACATCTGATATCAGCTACGATGATCTTTTGGTAGGAGACAAGAATGCAATTATGATTGCTGCCCGCATTTTATCTTACGGTAAAGATTACGATTTTAATCTAGGAAACGGCTTACAGTCTGTGGATCTATCCTTATTCGAAAACAAAGAAGTAGACGAATCTTTATATACTAGAGGTCAGAACGAGTTTACATTCCAATTACCAACTACTGATAATGTAGTAACATTCAAACTTCTCACCCACGGTGATGAGAAAAAGATCGAACAAGAGGTAAAAGGTCTTCAAAAGATTAATAAAGATAACATCACAGAAGCTACTACTCGATTAAAGCACATGATCACTTCTATCAATGGATCCTCAGAAAAAAAGGATATCAGAGAGTTTGTTGATTATGGATTATTAGCAAAAGATGCTAGAGCTTTAAGAGAAGAGTATGTAAGAGTATCACCTGATATCGATCTAACGGTGACTTATGAAGATGTAGACGGAGTAGACAGGGAGGCTGCTCTGCCGATCGGGATTAACTTTTTTTGGCCTGACGCTTGAGTATAGACAATTAATATTCAGACAAATTCACGATATAGTTTTCTACGGTAGAGGAGGCTTTACCTGGGAAACTGTATACAATATGCCGCTTTGGTTAAGAAAGTTTACTTCCAAAACCATTGAACAGCAGATCACAGAAGAATACGAAGCTCAACAGAAAGCTTCTAAAGCTGCATCCGGTATTCAAGAAGCTACTCCAGAAAATACAAAAAACGTTAACGTACCAGAAGCGGTACGTAAAGCAAGTTATACAACTACTGTCTCTAAAAAACAGTAGGAACCTATTTATTACTATAGTATAACTGCAATATGGCTGAAGGCGATAACAATAAAAAATTCGGTAATGTAGATCCAAGCGCAGCAGCAAAACAAGCTGCCGAAGCTGCTAATGCTTTAAATGAAGTAAATCTAGCATTATCTTCTCTTACATCAAAGTACGCTGCAAATATTAAAGGTACTCGAGATATAGTTAAATCTACAGAAAGTAGCTTCACAAATATAGCAAAAGAACTTACTAAAACTACAGAACAGCAACGTAATCAGCAAAAAATTCAATCCGAAGTCAAAAATCTCAATCAGCAATTACTGAGAATTGATGTAGAGCGAGCGATCTTAATGGAAAAAGTTAAGAATGCTTCTGGTGCCTATAAAGACGATATTATTGTTGCTTTAGAAGGTTTAATAGCCACAGAAGAAACTATCAAATCATCTGCCACCGGCATGGAAGAAATCGCCGATCAAGCTCAAAGGATAGTCGACGCAGGCCAAGGGTTTGAGAAAATGGCGAAGATTCTGGGGAGTATACCGTTGATAGGAAACCAAATAGCTCCAGCATTTGAAAGAGCCGCAGGTGCAGCAAGAAAAGCAACAGAAGATGGTGCTAGTCCTTTCCAAGCTAAAATGGCAGGTACTCTCGCTCTATCTAAGCAAATCGCTCTTACCATCGGTACTGCTATCGTTGGAGCATTAATCGCTGGTAGTAAAAGAGCAGGTGATTTAAACAAACAATTAGGACTAGGGATAGATTCAGCAAGAGGTGTTGCTGAAAGATTTGAACAATTTGCTACTGCTAGTGAAGATTCTAGAATAACCACAGAGAAACTTATTGCCGCTAACGGACAGCTCAACCAAGCATTAGGTACCACAGTTGAATTTAGCGGAGAAACATTAGAGAACTTTATACTTACTACCGAGTACATGGGAGTATCTGTTGAAGCAGCTGCTAAATTAGAAACTTTAGCAAGAACAACAGGACAGAGCACTAAAGACTTTGCTGGTAATTTAGCAGAGAGCGTATCTCAAGCTGGTAAAAATAACAGTCTCTTTATTTCAACGGGTACAGCATTAGAGAAAGTAAAAAACTTATCAGCAACAACTCTACTAAATCTAAGAAGAAATCCTCAAGCAATCGGTGAAGCTATTGTAGCTACTGAGAAGTTAGGGATATCTTTTGACCAATTGCGCGGTATAGCAAGTTCTTTATTAGATTTCGAAGGCTCTATTCAGAAAGAATTAGAAGCTGAAGTATTAACCGGTAAAGAGCTTAATCTAGAAAGAGCTCGATCTGCAGCATTAAGAGGAGATGATTTAGCATTAGCTAAAGAATTAGCCAGCCAGGTAGGTACCTTAGCAGAGTTTGAAGGAATGAACGTTATCCAGCGTGAATCCATGGCACAAGCCTTCGGGTTATCTTCTGATGCAATGTCTGAGATGCTATTAAAGCAAGAGCTCTTAAATAGTTTAGGAGAAGAAGCTAGAGACTTAACAGCAGAACAAGCCTCAGAAATTAGAAGAATGGTAGAGGACGGTGAAGCTGAATCAGAACAAGCCGCTTTATTAAAGCTACAGCAGCAACAAGATATTGCTAAAAGATTCCAAGATGCTGTAGGTAAGTTAAAAAGCGCATTCGTAGATTTCTTTGAAGATTTTGAACCTACCTTTAATAAACTAGTTAACGCTATTACAGGTTTATCAGAAAGTAAGTTCCTTAAAACTATTATAGGATTCGCTACTAGCGGTGTAGGTATTGCTTCCTTAGCCGGGATGATGTTAGCAAGTAAACTTAGAGGGGCAACACCAATGACCCCAATGTTTGTATCGATGGCAGGAGCACCTGGCGCAGCTGGAGCTGGTATGATGGGCTTTGCACCAATGGGTGCAGGTGCAGGAGGTCGCTTCTACAACTCAGGAACAGTCACTGCAAAGAGCGGCCAAGTCTACGCAGCAAATTCGCCTCAAGGTAAAATGATCCAAAATATGAGCGGTCAGAAACCTGTCGGTAGAGGATTAACCGCCGGCGGAGCCGCAGGACTTGCCGGCATTGGTATGTTAGCAGGAGGTTTAATGCAGCAATCTGATAACGAAGGTATGCAAATGGCAGGAAGCGCTCTATCAGGAGCGGGTATGGGAGCAATGATGGGCTCAATGATATTCCCAGGAGTAGGTACAGCAATAGGCGCAGCAGTAGGCGGTTTAGGAAGCTTATTAATGGCTCATCATAAAAAACAAGAGGAAAGAGAAGCTAAAGCTGAAAAAGCACGCGAAGAAGCTAAAGCTAATGAAACAGACACTTACACTATGATGGAAGAGCACTTAAGGGCTTTAGCAGAAAAAGAATTAAAACTAAACGTAGACGGTAACGAGATGGGTACTCAATTACAAATTTCGAAAAATGCATTAGGAAATAGTTAATTATGCCTTTAATAGATTTAAAAACAAAATTAAAAGATCTCAAGTTTAATACTAGAGCGCCTTATATCGTAAAAGATATAAACAATCCTCCTGTATACAACTCTCTAAGCAATCAAGCTACTAGGCGTCAAGACGATGTACTACGTCTAACCAGGATGTTGACCGACGTACCAGGAGCTAAATTCGTTTCTAATCAAGTGCTACTACAAGCCTATAATAGTGCTAATTATAGAAAAGCAAGTGACAGTCTACTAGCTCAAGTAGCTGCTATATTAGGTAATACTATAGTAAGCACAGGTAGAGCAGCAGCAATAACTCTAGCTCAAGCAGGTATTGAAGGCTCAGGAGCTAGACTAACCTTACCACAGCCATCTTCGTTTTATTACACTCAAGGAAACCCAGGATCAGCAGCAGCTATATTTGGTTCAGAAATCGCTAATGAAAGAGGTACTCAGACATTATACTCTACTAGAAATTCAAAGTACGCTAGATTGCAGGAAAATCTTACTGACGGTGTAGATAATTACATAGATGCTAGATTAGATCAATCTGCAATAAAACTACCTACCGAAGCTTCTATTAGCGCTAAAGCTAGAGAAAGTATTTCTGTTAAAGGCGAAGGTACATATCACTTCGGAGGAACAAACAAATCAGATCAGATTAATCTCCTTGACGTAGGCGAAGGATTAGAAGAAGCTGACGACTTGTTTACAAAGATAGTTTTTGCTAAATACAACAAAAAAGGAGAATACTCAGGTACTAAAGTTTTTAGAGCATTTATAGGAAATATTTCCGATAACTTTACTGCTAAATGGAATGCTAACGAGTATGCAGGTAGAATGGAACAATTCTTCGTATATACAGGATTTACTAGAGCTTTAAGTTTCCCACTCCAGGTACCTATATTCTCATCTGCAGAACAGCCAATAGTTTATAATAAAGTAAATTCTCTGATATCACACACTGCACCTGAATATACAGGAGGTACTGGTATTCCAAGTGGTATTATTACTTACTTAGAAGTAGGAGATTATTATAAAGGACCGGGAGTATTAAACTCAGTAGGAGTATCTATATCAAACGATGTACAATGGTCAGCAGGACCTGAGAAGTTTAACGGTAGGAGTTTAATATTACCACAAGTACTTTCTTTAAATATGAGCTTCACACCTATTCACGAGATTACTCCTCAAGCTATATTCGAAAACGACAATGAAATAATAGAATCTAACTACAATAAGTTTAGATACATAGGTAACGGAGAAAAGTTAACAGAAGAAACTCAATCTAACCCAGAACGAGCTCGTGCAGAAGCATTAGCTGCAGAACAGGCAAGATTAGACGCTATAGATGCTGCGTTAGAAGAAGGTTTAAGAGATAGAACATCATTCTTATGAGCAGATATAGCACAATACCATTCCGTAGAGTAGATGATAAGAGAGTAACAAGTACATCTATCTATCCAGAAGTTGCCGCTTCGGAAGAAGATTACTATATTATAGCTACTACTGGAGATAGGTTTGACATATTATCTCAACAGTTTTACGGCTCTTCTGAATACTGGTGGGTATTAGCTTCTGCTAATCCTAATGTAAGAAGAGATACATTATTTATAACACCAGGTATTCAGTTAAGGATACCTCCTTACAGAACAGTAAAAGAAGCTTTTGAAAGCTTAAATAGGTCACGATGAGTTTAGGAGATTTTAAATTAGGAGAACCTATAAATCAAGGTGTTGCCGATAAAATTAAAGCCCTGCAGACAGTATTTGGAGATACAACAGACTCTAAAGATCGCCAGAGCTACATTAATCTACAACAAGCGGTACCTTGGATTCGAATGCAATCTGGCGTAACTATAACAGATGACGAGAAAGCTAAGCTATACGGAGTAAGTAAGGGTAACTTTCTAGCTAAACAGAATATTCTTTTCGGGTTAAATGCAAGAATAGACTCTCAAGACGGTAAAGGAAACTCTAACGTGCTTCAATCTTATTCCCCAAACGACGGAGTACTCCCAGGGTACGAAGTAACTAGCGATTTCGGCATCAGACCAAGACCAGGTATTACTGGAATGACTATTCATTCTCATAATAGATTCGGGTCATTAAGGACTGCAGTTGTAAACTTCCAATGTTGGTCTAAAGAACAGATCGACGCCATGGAGGTGTTGTATATGAGACCAGGGTATACAGTTCTATTAGAATGGGGACATAGTAAAAACTTAAAATTTAAACCTAGCGGCACCCCAGATGGCGTACAGGATATGGACCTAGGTATAGATTTCTATGACTCCAAGTACACATCTGCAATAACGTTACGTAACGCTATACTTGAAAAAAGAAAAAGTAATCATTTTGGGTATGATGCAATCGTAGGTACTATTAAAAACTTTACTTGGAAGTTAAGAAAAGACGGCGGTTATGATTGTAGTACTTCTCTAGTAACTGCTGGAGATTTAATTGAATCGTACAAAGCAAACTTCTTTTTATCTCAAGGTAAAATTATAGACGACGTAATTAAAGAGCTTGATGACTTAAAAAACCAGAACAACCCTACTGCAGTAGTTTTCCCTAATTTATTTAGAGATAATTATCAAGCTCAAGCACCACAGATCGGAGAAGCTTTAAGTAATCTTATGCTAGGGTTCGCTCAACAATCAAACGCTGCGATTAAAGAGATCGCCGATTTTATCGACACAGCAGTCCCTGGCGGTTTTGATGATAAGTATAAAGGGAAATCTGATGATATCAAAGCACGAGTTGTACGAAGTTACTTCAAAAACGACGGAACAGATACCGGCGGTACGATCCCTTACGAATGGGCTCGTGTCAACTCAATAGACAAAAATAATTTCGCTCTTGTTCGAAAAGCTATTGCTGCAGTTTTAAGAGGAGTTTCAGTAGTAAATACTCAAGAGGTCGAACATACTTTCCAAGGATTATCATGGCGAGATAAATTATATAGCGTATTCAACGGTTATAGTCATGAATATTTTTACGGCGCCCAGCTTACAGAGTATTTCTTGCAGACTAAATGGCCTGTGTTAGTTAACTTTTTCGCCGGAGGTCAGAATGGATTCGACGGATCAGGTACCCCTAACCTTGACTTTCCCGCCGGCGGAAGAGCAGCTTTTCAAATACCTTACGAGAATAGAGCTGAAGCTATTAAAACTTTCAACGAAGCGTTTAATCGAGGCGATGGATTTGGGTTTACGTACGATGAAGAAGAAGGAAAAAGTGAAGAAAGAAGTGCTATAATGCAACTATATGGAACCATTCTAAACTTAATACCACATATTTCAGCAGACATGCCTGACGGTCAAAAGTTTTTTGCCGATCAGACAAACATAGGCGATCCAGACGGTACCGGACTTACCGGCGACCTATCTGATCTAGAAACACAGAAATTAGCGCAAGATAGGGGACTACAAGGAACTTGGGAGGAAGTTAGGAAACTGACACATGTAAGAATTAGAAAAGGTCGTGAAGGTACTCTTACCTATCTCGAAGGCAGAAAAGCGAACCTACGCCACAGTTCATTGAAGTATCCTGACATTCTAGTGCCTTCAATAGGGTCCACAATGGCAGAAGAAATCAAAGGAGTAACTCCTATTCTCTACACCGGACCTAATAGTACAGTCACTAAAACTGATCTACAACAAGGACTTCAACGTGATGAAGCGCTCAAAGAAATAGGTTACGAAGGTTTAGAAACTCCCGACATCCCGGTATACAATGTTTACAACCCTTTGGTTGAGTTAGCTGGAATCAACGATTCCAAAGAGAGTATTAAAGATTTATTCAGACCTAACTACGATCCTGACGACAGAGATCATACTAGTCAAACAAGAGGTTTTGATGTAGATCCTTTCCCATCTGATTTATCTAATGTTAGATTTATGGTGATGAAGTGGACCGGGTTTGATTCTACTAGGCTTCTTCAAGAAGCAACAGTTACCGGTGTTGATACAGAAACAGGAGCAACGTATACTTATCACGATCCTAATGACGACTATATCTCTAAATTACATTACTACTTACGTACTAAAATAGAAAGTCCGTATATACAATCACACTTGTCCCGAGATTTCAGCGGAGCTACTTTTAGAAATGTATTTAGATATAGAAAGATCACTAACCCAGATGAGATATCAAGCGATGTCCTCGGTGTTACCAGTGGTGCTAGTGCGATTAAAAGAGAGAGTACTAAAGCACTGATACTTAATCAGATGACCGAGCTACTTGGAGGACGTTTTCAATCTGAAAAAGAACTGCTACTACGTAATTATGTATACATAAGACTAGGGGTCTTGTTAGAGATTATTAACAAACACATCTTACGTAGCGATAGTGAATACTTTTTTACTTTCCAATCAACGTACGACAACGGAAAAGCTCCAGAGTATTTAACTTTTGATGATCATATATCAACAGATCCTAGGGTATGTATACTTCCTCACACTCTATTAAAAGTATTAGACGATACATTAGTGCCGGAAGATAAAAAAGGTACTGATCCAAAAATATTAAATATTGAAGTTAGTATTAGTTACGTATTAGAAACACTTAATAAGTACATAGGAGCGCAAGGACGAGTACCTATGCTTGACTTTATGCAGAGTTTATTAGACGGTATTGCTAGAGTATGTGGAGATCAAAACAGCTTTGCCCTACAGTACATGGAAGATGATTCTGTATTTCATGTTGTAGATCGCCGTAGTCTTGCGAGGACTAGTAAATCAACTTTAGAAAAGAATGCTAAAATCAACGTATTTGGATTAAATAGTATTGTACGTGATGTAAATCTAGTAAGTAAGATAACTGCTAAGATGTCTTCTATGATAGCTATATCTGCTCAAGACAGTCCATACACTGCTCAAGATGAAGCAACCGGATTTAACGGTATTAACAGAGGATTAGAAGATCAAGTATACAAGGAGAGGTACGAAATCGAGAAAAACACTGCTGAACAAGACGTTAAGAATTACAACGAGTTACGAGATAAATTAAGAAATGATATTGTTGGCGTGTTAGTGCATTTAGGATGTTTTTATGAAAAGTGTCTCGTCCCACGTCACGCTGTAGATACCCAAGTAAACGTCTATGCTAACTACTGTAAGTTCTTATTCGGTGGTGACACTAGATTTAATAAAAAGAACAAACGTTCGACTTACAGTTTTATTATTCCATTTGAATTACATCTAGGTATGTACGGAATCTCAGGATTACGAGTAATGGATTCTTTTATAATAAACAAAGACCTACTTCCAGTTACATATGGAGGTGACCCTAATCAACCAGTAGGGTTCCTGATCACTGGAGTAGAACATCAAGTAGACAGATCTAACTGGAGTACAAAAATAAAAACCCAGATCTATAATATAGATGAAAATCCTTCATCAGTCAATGTAACAAGCTTTTCTGATCTTAAAGAAGACTTTGTTGCCGCAGTAGAGCATATACAAATCGGAAGCTCTGGATTAGATGGTGCCCCAGGTGCTGGAGGAGTTGATTTAGTTCGAGGAGTAGACGTAGTTGCAATCAACACTGAAGCAGACCTAGATACAGCTAGTACCAAACATTATTTAATACCTGCTGCTAAGGTGAAGTTTGAAGAAATGTTTAAAGACTGTGAAGCCGATATAGGATTACATTTAAAAATAAAATCATCTTTTAGAAGCGCAGCAGAGCAACGAGCATTGATAGACTGGGAACGTTATTATAGAACAGGCGGTAAACCGACAGATACAACGAGAAACAGGAGTGCAGAACTTTTTACTCTTAAAAACAAAGCTGTAGCCTGGCCAGGTGATTCAAATCATCAAAAAGGTCTTGCATTAGATTTATACGGTGCAAATAAAAACGGAGGAGCGACCACAGAAGAGCAAGCTCAAGGAAGAGAATGGGTTCGACTAAATGGAATTAAGTACGGCTGGTCCTGGTGGGATGGTAGAAACGCTAAAGAGCCTTGGCATTTTGTGTATGAAACAGATCCTTCTTCTCCAAGACTTAAAATATACGATTTTACTGGAATTGAAAATCACCCAGACATCAAAAAGCATATTGATGCATTAGCTTAATTATTAGTACTATGTATATACCGCCATATAAAAAGAAGTTAGCAGATCAATTTAAAAGAGCTCGTCGAGAAAAAGAAGGACTTGACCCATCACCTCCTACTTTTGACCCGCACGGTACTATTTTAGGCCAGCCTAAGATAGAGAATAGACCTGTCGGGAGAGAGTATACGAGGTATTTTGTAACGTACTTACCCACTAGGGAATTTTTTGAGATAGATATTAAGCTTTATAAAGAACTCCAAAAAGACCTATCTGCTTTACGTATATATAAGGTGAGTTTGGTAAAATGGAATAGTACGTTGCCAAAAACCACTCAACTTATTAAAGGGTATTTAGAAAGAGGCTCAAACCATACTAACTTTCATACATTAGTAAAACTCTCTAAAGAGCTCCCACAGTTATTTGACACAGTAATCGAGGATAGAACCTTTCAGCCAATCGCGTACACCCCAGGACAGGAGTTTAAAACTAAAGACGGAAAGGAGTATAAAGGTAGTTACGAATTCTTAAAAAATGGAGAAATACGTACACTTCCAAATTTAGACATAGATCCTCAAGCTAGTAAGAAGAGACTCTATCCTATGGATAAAATCTTTACAGAGTTTGATCGTTAGAAAATAATTCGTATATTAATAAAGGTTATGAATAAGAAGTTATGTTTTACATCGTTGAAAGCGATAATCAGTTAAAGTATCTTTGTAATTTAGGCAGACAAGGAGGTTATATAGAGGTGGTTAGATCTAACGACCGCTATCATCCTATGCTTTCTTCTGCTGTAGCGATTTACATTAGGCCTTTAGATCATAAGGAAGGTTATATTCTACCTATCGATCATGAGGAAGGACTTAACCTCTCAAAGAAAGAGGTACAAGAGGTTTTAAAATGCTTTGATACACTGTATACGTTTAATAAAAAGAACTTCTTATACTACTTCTCTCACGGTAATATCAATGATATTAACCTAATGTATTCGATGGTTGAATACGATACCCTCAGATTACCAGATCCTCCGCAGACTATTCAATGGTATTATAACAGAATGTCTGACAAAAAAGACTTGAACCGTATCATCCCGCTTGCTAAACTACATGAGAGATGTGAGAGGAGTTATAATAGTCTTATTGAAATAATTGAAAACTACCAAGACATATTAAAAGATCCTAGCTGGCCATTTTATAATAACTTAGCTACAGCAGTCTTCTATTTATCAGAACATAACGGAGTAAGAATTACCTATGAAGAATTTATTGACAAGTTTAAACCGAATAACCCTAGCTTCAGTATTGCAGATAATATTTGTTATACAAGCTATAATCTTTATAATCCCACTAGTCGTCCTACTTCTGCCTTTAATAGCGTTAATTTCGCCGCTATCCCAAAGAAAGAAGAATTTAGAAAAGCCATCATTCCAAGGAACGATCGATTTATAGAATTCGATTTCGACGGATATCACATCAGGTTGATCGCTGAAGTAATAGGTTACGAGTTCACTCCTGAAAGCGTGCACACTCAATTAGGTAGGATGTACTTTAACAAAGAGGAGCTAACTGAAGAGGAGTATAAACAATCTAAACAGACTACCTTCCAGATCATGTACGGTGGTGTTCCGGACAAATACAGACACATAGAGTTTTTTGATAAGGTAGCCTCTTATATAAATGAGATGTGGACCAGGTTTACTGTTGATGGAGTCGTTAGAGCTCCTATATCAAACAAGCCTTTCTACTCTAACCTTAAGGATATGAATCCTCAAAAACTTTTCAACTATGTTATACAAAGTTTGGAAACCTCAAGAAATATTCTTATCTTAAAAGAAGTATTAGGTTATTTAAAAGACAAGAAGTCTGGAGTAGCATTGTATACGTACGATGCGATACTTTTTGACTTTGATTTATCTGACGGAAAAGAGACGTTAGAAGAGCTTAAACGGTTATTAGAAACATCTGGGAAATACCCAGTAAAATTTAAAAGTAATACAAACTTAGTTTTGGATTAGTAAAATCTATTTATAATGGAAGTTATGACACAAGAATTCGGTTACGATTTTATCACCGAGAATAGCATTTGGAACGACGATATGAGCAATAAATTATTCTGTACATTTACTACGGAAGAGAATCTTGATACTTTGATCACTGAGATTAAGGGCAAGTACGATATCATGTACAATAAGATCTTTGTTCTATATTCTAAGAGCAATCAAGAATATATCTGTACGTATAATGTCGATTTTGGCAATGTAGCCAACTTCCTAGACAATACTATCTTAGTACATAGAAAGAAAGAATCCAACACTTTATATACCATCAACGCATTAAACACTCTAATTAAGGAACTCAACGGAGGAATACCAGATTCTAGGTATAGAGTTAACTGGAGCGATTTCCGCAACTGTATTCTACTCACTAGAGGCCCAGAGTTAAAGCGTATCAATACTCGATTACATCAAATAATTGAACTTTAAGTTGGCTCGTAAGGATACATTTCGTATCTTTATATTCGAAAGATAATACAAACAGTTATAATTAAATTAGTTTTTCTATGGATTTATCCGCTATCAAGCAGAAACTTCAGGCTCAACAGTCAAACGGACGTGAGCGTGAAAAGATCGATTACGAAGCTACATTTTGGAAGCCCTCAGTAGGTAAGCATCAGATCCGAATTGTACCTTCTATGTTTAACCCTGAAATGCCTTTCAGTGAACTCTACTTCCATTACGGAATTGGTAAGTATCCTATGATTGCATTGACTAACTTTGGAGAGCAAGATCCTGTTGTTGATTTTGTTAACGAGTTGCGTAAGACTTCTGACCGTGATAACTGGTCATTGTCTGGTAAATTAGCTCCAAAGATGCGTGTTCACGCTCCAGTCGTTGTGCGTGGTGAAGAAGACAAAGGAGTTCGCTTATGGGGCTTTGGTAAGCAAGTTTACAACACATTGTTGCAACTAGCTGCTGATGAAGATATCGGCGACTTTACAGACATCATCAACGGTTACGATATCGTTATCGAAGTAGTACAAGGCAACCCTTACCCGCAGACTTCTGTGCGTATCAAGCCTAAGCAGACTCCTTTGAGTGATGATAACAACTTAGTAACAAAATGGACTAAAGAGCAACCAGATCCATTAAAGTCTTTCTCTAAGTACGATTTTGATTTTATCAAGCGTAATCTTGAAAACTGGCTATCAGGTAATGAAGACGGTGGTGATTCAGCACCAGCTCCTGTACAGGCAGCGCCAGCAGCAATGCAAGCATCTGCTAACAACTTTACTGTAGAGACTCAAGCTCCTAAGAAAGCTGATACAGTAAGTCAGTTTGACGACTTATTTGGCGGTAACGACGATCTACCGTTCTAAGTATGGCTAAGAGAAAAGGAGTATCAGAGACCGCAAAGGCGGCTATTAAGAAGGGATTTGATCTCAATAGTTTTAAGAAGAATAAAGGTCTAGCTTCTACGAGCATTAAGTTTAAGGAGCAGAGCTGGATTCCACTCTCTAAATCTTTCCAGGAGATTACTTCTATTCCAGGTATTCCTGAAGGTCATATTACTCTCTTACGTGGTCATTCGGATACCGGTAAAACTACAGCACTCCTAGAGGCTGCAGTTAACGCTCAGAAGATGGGCGTACTACCGGTATTCTTGATCACTGAGATGAAGTGGTCTTGGGAGCACGCTAAGGAAATGGGACTAGAAGTCCAAGAGGTTGTTGATAAAGATACTGGAGAGATTTACGATTACGAAGGATTCTTTATTTATGCCGATAGAGGTAACTTGCATACCATTGAAGATGTAGCTAGCTTTATATTGGACTTGATTGACGAACAGAAGAAAGGTAACTTACCTCACAACATGTGTTTCTTCTGGGATAGTATTGGATCAGTACCTTGTGAACTATCTGTACGTTCAAATAAGAACAATAACGAATGGAATGCCGGAGCAATGTCTACTCAGTTTGCTAATAATGTAAACCAGAAGATCTTGCTATCAAGAAAAGAAGGTAATCCATATACGAATACTTTAGTTGCAATCAACAAGGTATGGACGATGAAGCCTGAATCCCCTATGGGTCAGCCTAAACTACAGAACAAAGGAGGAATGTCTATGTGGTATGATGCTACGATGGTAGTAACATTCGGGAACATTACCAACCCAGGTACTAGTAAGATCAAGGCTATTAAAGACGGCTTACAGGTAGAGTTTGCCAAACGTACTAATATTCAGATTGAAAAGAACCATATTAATGGTATTCAATCTCGAGGTAGAATTGTTATGACTCCTCACGGGTTTATCGACGATGAGAAAAAAGCTATCGATAAGTATAAAGATGCGCATAAAGACCGCTGGTTGACGCTCTTAGGATCGGTAGAGTTTGATCTCGTAGAAGAGGGATCTATGGAGGAAGATATCCGAGATATCGGAGTAGAATTAACACCAGACTTTTAATGGGAAAATACGACTCGCTATTAAGTAGCATTCAGCAGTCGGCACCCCGTAAAGTTAACGATCACATCCTGGTTATCGACGCGATGAATACTTTCATCCGTAGTTTTACCATGATCAATATGATGACGCCTGAAGGTGTGCATGTTGGTGGAATGGTAGGATTTATGAAGTCGTTGGGATTCTTAGTGAGAACTATGAACCCGACCAGGGTAGTGATTGTCTTTGACGGACCGGCTTCTTCACAAGCAAGAAAGAACATAAACTCAGATTACAAAGCTAATCGAGATATTACCAGAATTACTAACTGGGAAGTATTTGATAAGAAGGAAGACGAGTACGATTCTATGTCCGCTCAAATTGGAAGGTTAGTTGAGTACCTTAACATGCTACCGGTAGATATGATATCTATGCCTAAGGTAGAAGCTGATGATGTGATGGCTTACATCGCTCAACAGTTCGGCAAAGACAACAACAGAGTAACCTTAATGTCTTCTGATAAAGACTTCTTACAGATTGTCAATGATAACGTAGAGGTATACTCTCCTATTAAGAAGAAATTCTACGGTCCTAAAGAAGTAAGAGAAGAGGTTGGAGTTCTTGCTGAAAACTATTTAGTAATGAAGTCACTTTTAGGAGATAACTCAGACAATCTCCCAGGAGTAAAGGGACTCGGTCCTAAGGGTATCTTTAAACACTTCCCAGATCTGATGGATAAATCAGGTACTGATTTGGATTATGTTTTCGATATCTGTGAAGCAGGGGTTGAGAAGGTTAAAGTATTTCAAAAAGTACTTACAAACTACGACCGAGTATGGCAAAATTACGATTTGATGAATTTAATGGAGCCAAGGTTGTCTGATCCCCAAAAAGTTCTTATATTGGACTTAATGGATAACTGTCCAGGTCAATTGAATGTAACAGCGTTTATGTTGATGCTAAAGCAGGATAATATCCAACATGGTATTACAAAGAATACAGAAAGCTGGTTAGAAAATTTTAGATATTTACTCACAATTAAAAAATAGGTTATATGACTCTTCACAAACTCTCACAATACGGAAAACCTTTCCAAGTCAAGGTACTTGGTTCGCTTCTAACTGACAAAGGATTTCTATTAACTGTAAGAGACACTTTACAAGAAGAATACTTTGATGCTGATGCACATAAGTGGATTCTAAAAGAGATTGTGAATTACTTTGATAAGTACCACACTACCATTACGATGGATGTTATCAAAATTGAATTAATCAAGATTGAAAACGATGTACTAAAGACCGCAATTAAAGAAGAGCTGAGGAATTCTTATCAAGCATCTCAGCAGGATTTAGAGTACGTACAAGAAGAGTTTACAACTTTCTGTAAGAATCAAAAGCTTAAACAAGCTTTGATGGACTCAGCTGATTTACTTAACCAAGGTGACTACGATTCTATTCGTGGTATAATTGAACAGGCATTGAAAGCTGGTATGGATAAAAATATCGGTCACGAATATCTTAAAGATGTTGAAAGCCGATACAGAGAAGATTACCGGCCTACCGTCCCTACTCCGTGGAGAGTATTAAATGAAAACTTCCAAGGAGGTATGGGACCTGGAGACTTGGGTATTGTATTTGGTAATCCTGGAGGAGGTAAATCATGGATGATGGTAGCTATGGGAGCGCATGCAGTGCAGCAGGGATTTAACGTTATCTATTATACTCTTGAGTTAGGTGAAGATTATGTAGGGAAGCGCTTTGACTGCTACTTTACTGGTTACTCTATTGATGAGGTTAACAACCATAGAGATAAAGTAGAAGAAGTAATGGAGAAGCTACCCGGTAGACTTATTGTAAAAGAGTACCCTCCTAAGCAAGCATCAGTCACTACTGTTAAGTCCCACATCCAGAAATGTGAAGATATGGGCTTCAAAGCTGATCTGGTTATTATCGACTACGTAGATTACTTGAGAGGACCTTCAAAGAAATTCGCTGAACGTAAGGATGAGATTGATGATGTATTCGTAGGTGTTAAGGGATTGGCTAAGGATCTGAAAATACCTGTACTAACACCTTCCCAAGTAAACAGAATGGGTGCTAAGGATCAGATTATCGAAGGAGACAAAGCAGCAGGCTCTTACGACAAGTTAATGGTAGCAGATTTCGCAATCTCACTCTCCAGACAGAAAGAAGACAAAGTAAACGGTACCGGCCGTATTCATATTATGAAGAATAGGTACGGTATGGACGGTATGACATACAACGCTCTTGTAGATACCAATAATGGTCATATAGATATCTCAGATGATATCATGACCGAGGATTTAGCACCAGTACAACCAACTAATGTACCAGGTGTTGATACCCATGATAGGGCAATTTTAGCAAAAAAATTCTTCGAATTAACGCAGAAGAAGTAATAGGGCCTTATTTATTAAACACGGCCCGAGAGGATTAAACCTCAAGGGCTGTTTTTGTCTAATAATTTACCAAATATATAAGTATATGAGTATATTACAAGAGCGAGTGGTTTATAAGCCATTTGAGTATCCCGAAGCATATGATTACTGGTTAAAGCAGCAACAAGCACATTGGTTACATACTGAAGTACC